AGTATTGGATCAGTCGTGGCAAGAGCGAACGTTGAACTGATCATCGAAGCCGCTAAGGCCATTAATCCGCTGCGAAAGGTTGAGCAGCACAGTAAAAAAGTTGATCAAGCATTAAAGAAGAATCAAAAAAGTGCGCGGGATGTTGAGGCTGCATTCCAGCGAATGGGGCGAAATGGCATAAGGAGTTTTCGAGATCTTGAGAGTAATGCTGCTCGCCTTGGCAAGCGCATAAGCGGTTTGCGCGGCACTGTCGGCAAAGCTGTTGTTGGTTTTGTTGCTTTCAAAAGCGTTCAAACTGGCATAGCAAGGCTTGAATCAGAACGCAGGATTGAACTGCTAGGGAAACGTTTTGGCGAAGTAGCTGGCCTTCAAAATGCTGCAGCGCAGGCAGCAAAGAAATTTAAGCTCAGCCAAACAGAAGCAAATCAATCACTCGCAAATGCTTTTGCACGTTTGCGCCCGCTTGGTGTTTCTTTAGAAGATATAACTTCAACTTTCGGTGGTTTCAGAACCGCAGCAGTCCTTGGTGGGGCAACAGCTTCTGAAGCATCTGCTGCATTTACGCAGTTGTCACAGGCATTGGGCTCTGGTGCATTGCGCGGGGATGAGTTCCGCAGCATTGCAGAACAAGCTCCATTAGTTCTTCAAGCTATTTCTGATGAGACAGGCATTGCAGCAGGCAACCTGAAAGATTATGCATCCGAAGGGTTGCTAACAAGTGACATTGTTATCAAAGCACTTAAGCGCATTGAGTCTGAGGGTGCTGAAAGTCTTGCTCAGGCATTAAATGGTCCTGCGGCAAAAATTAAAGAGTTCCAAAATGCAGTTGAAGATGTTCAGGTCGCAGCTACTGAAAGCGCAATACCTGCGATTACTGATGCAATATCCGAACTAGGCACCGTTATTAGACAGCTTGAACCTGCCATTCGATTTATCAGTGGGTTGCTTGCTGGTGTCGCAAAAACTGTTGGCAACATTGTTGAAGGCGTTTCCTCTGGCGGCAAAACCACTGCTGCACGGCTTGCGGCAGAGCAAGCAGCAACTTTGCAGACAAACAATAAATTTGGCAAACCAGGCTTGTTAGGAAGGTCTGCTGAGGCTCAACAGTTTCGCGAGGAAGTCCTTGAGCGTGAGCTGTCAAGGCGTCTAGCGATTGCCCGTGGGGCTGTGCCTGGCCAGCTTCCTCCTAGCGCGGCTGATATTGGTTCAAGTTCCACGGGAACTTCGCCTATTACTTTGCTAACCAAAGATTCTGGTGGCGCGGATGCAGAGGAAAAAAAGGCGGCAGCATTAGAACAACAGCAGGAAGCATTTGCTAAATATATGTTCGATAAAGAAAGAGAGCAGTTGTTGATTGAAGCGCAAACGCCTCAACAGCAAGCACAGCTTGAGCTAGCTATGCAAAAATTTGATTTAGCAAGACAGTTTCCAGACATGTCTGAGAAAGAGCTTGCATTGGCTAGGCAGCAGTTGCAAATTAACTTTGACAGTCAAGTCGCGACTGATGAAAGGGTAGCAACAGAGAAAAAAGCGGCTGACGACAAGAAAAACGCGCAAGATGCAGAAGCGCAACGACTTGATGCTTTAAAACAAAAACAATTGGAAATAGCCCAAGCTATTCAAAGCCAAGTAGTTAGTGCAATTGAAAGTGCAATCGATGGTTCTAAGAGTCTTGCTGAATCATTTAGTGGCCTGCTGAAGCAGCTTGCCATGATGATCATCAAGCAAAAAGTTATTGGTAATTTTGCAAGTTTGGGCGGAGGCGGTTTGCTTGGCCTTATTCCTGGGCTTGCAAATGGCGGCCCTGCAAGAGCTGGTCGTCCTCACATCGTTGGTGAGCGCGGCCCTGAGTTGTTTGTACCTAAAAGCAGCGGAACAGTAGTTCCAAATCACGCGATGGGCGGTAGCGCTAATGTGACTGTGAACGTTGACGCCTCTGGTTCTAACGTGCAAGGTGATCAGCCAGACGCCAAAGCTCTTGGCTCTGCAATTGGTGCAGCCGTACAGGCTGAATTGATCAAACAAAAACGTCCTGGAGGCTTGCTGTCCGCCTAATGTCTGTTTTCCCTTCGATCGCGCCAACCTACGGGACGACAAAGCAGAGTCAACCGGCTGTTAGGGCTGCACGCTTTGGGTCTGGCTATGAGCAACGTACTCAGTTTGGAATTAACCAAAACCCAAAGGTTTATAGCTTGACCTTTGAGGTATCTGAAACTGACGCAGACACCATCGAAACTTTCCTTGATGCGCGTGGAGCGGTCGAGAGTTTTACGTTTACGCCACCAGGCGAATCAGCGAGCGCAAAGTTTGTTTGCAGGCAATGGAGTAAAACTATTCCGTATTTGAACAGGGCCACGATTTCAGCCACATTTGAGCAGGTGTTTGAGCCATGACTGATAACACACCTCAGTTTGTTGACGACTTACGCACAGCAGCGCCTGCATATTTTGAGGAGCTGCAAAAGCTTGAGCCAACAGCAGTCATCGATTTATTTGAGGTGCGGTTAACGCAAGCCGTTAATAACGTTGATGAGACGCTTTATTATCACCCTGGCACGAATGATCTAACAGCCAGCATCGTGTTTAACGGCAAGACTTATCCGGCTGTGCCTGTAGAGATGACAGGGCTTGAGACATCAGGTCAAGGTATGATTGCGCGACCAACTTTAAAAGTTGCCAACGCCAATGGTGCAATTAGCTCTTTAATTGTTCAGCAAAATTACAACCCACTTAAAGCACAGGTGGTGCGTATTCGTACGTTTAAGAAATTTTTAGACGCAGCTAACTTTAGTGGTGGCAATGCAACTGCCGATCCAGCGGCAAAGACAGAAGAGGTTTGGTATATCGACAGGGTTGCTGGTGAAAATTTGCAGTTTGTTGAGTTTGAGCTGACCGCCAAGCTTGACCTGACCAATCTTGAGCTACCACGCCGCCAGGTTACTGAGTTTTGCCCATGGAGATACAGGGGCACCGAGTGCGGCTATGTAGCCAAAAGGTATTTTCAGGTTGACGACATCGAGATTTCCAAGGCTGAAATGCAGGCGCTGGCTTCAATTAATAGTTTGACCTTTGACCGGGCTGTGGACAAATTTGATGTATGCGGCAAACGCGTAAGCAGTTGCAGGCTTCGCTACCCAGACAACGAAGGCAAGAATGATGTCACAATTCCGTATGGGGGATTCCTTGGATCAAGAGTGCAGGCGTAAGGCAGAAGGCCACGCAATCCTTGAGTATCCAAAAGAAGCTTGCGGTTTACTTGTTGATGGCAAGTATTGGCCGTGCCAAAACGTTGCAGATGATCCAGAACTGACTTTTGTTCTCAACGCCACTGACTATATGGAAGCGATGTTGTCTGGAACGATTGAAGCCGTCGTGCATTCTCACCCGTTAGGCGGGCAAGCTAGCAAGCCGGATCGCAAAAGCTGCAGCCAAACTAAGCTTGTGTGGCATATCTACTCTGTTCCTGAAAGCGAATGGTCAACTATCGAGCCTTGACAGGCAAAGAGTTTGCGTATGGAACGCAAGATTGTTTTACGATAATTCGTGATTATTACAAATTAAAAGGTATTTTGCTGCCAGATTTTGAGAGGCCAGAAGATCTTGAGACTACAAGCAGCATATTTTTGGAACAAGCTGAGGCGTATGGGTTTTATGAGATTGATATTGCAGAGCGCAGGGTTGGTGATGTATTGATTATGCGGTTAATAACTAGGACGCCAATGCACGCAGCGATTTACGTTGGTGATGACAAGATTTTGCATCAACGCGCTAACAGCTTGAGTGCGGTAGAGCCTTTCGGGCGGTACTATAGGCAGAGCGTTGCCGCCGTCTACCGCTATGCAACTGGTGATGTTAGCCGGTGAGCTGGGCGAAAAATACGGCACACACCACGAGTATTACAACCTAAGGACACCGGCAGACGCGATCAAGCTGCTTTGTCTTAATTATCCGAGGCTGCAAAAAGATTTGCTGACAGCGCACCAAAACGGTGTCGGCTACAAGCTAATTCAGTCTGGTGCGGCGATGGGGTATGACGAGCTGCATTTGCCGTTTGGCAGCAGGCCGATGATGCTTGTGCCTGTGATCAGTGGTAGTGGAGGCGATAATCGTGGGCTTGGCCTGGTGTTGCTTGGAACGGCGCTTGTCGCGGGCGCTCTTCTTTCTGGTGGAGCAACTTTAGGTCTTAGTGGATTTGCATCCACTGCGGTTGTTGGTATTAACACGAGTGCTGTGATTGCTCAAGGAGCAATAGCAGTGGCTGCTGGAAAGCTTGGCGTTGGTTTGATGTTGGCAGGTACGGCCATGATGATTTCGCCGCAACCAGAAATGCCAAAGCTTGGCAATCGTCGTATGGATGCCACTAACTTTCGTGGTCCTGGCCCACAGGGCGTAACGCGCGGTGCAAGTGGTCAGCAGTCTTATGCGTACAGCGGACCAGCCAATACGG